AACAACCGAAGGTTGTTATGATATAATCGATAACGCTGAACCTGCAACAGGAGTTGATACTGTGGCAACAATGTCGATTGACTACGGAGATTGTGCAACTTGTTTAGCTGTTGTTACTCCAACTCCAACTCCAACAACAACGGCGACTCCCACACCATCCGTCACGAAAACACCGACCGTTACACCTACCAACACTGGGACTGCAACCCCGACTCCTTCAATAACTGCATCACCAACGGTCACTCCTACAAAATCACCAACACCAACTCCTACAGTATCACCAACTAATTCACCAACGCCAAGTACAACTGCGGCAGTTACACCAACTCCTACAGTATCACCAACTAATTCACCAACGCCAAGTACAACTGCAACAGTTACACCAACTCCATCGGTTACTACTACTAAAACATCTACGCCAACCCCTACGGTAACCGCAGATGTAACACCAACACCGACTGGAACTGCGGCATCAACTGCAACTCCAACTCCAACACCAACACCAACCCCTTTTGGAGTATTCAGTGCGAACACATATTATGAATTCACAGACGAAATGTTTGGATCATATAGTGGAGGAACTTATGACCCCAGTCTGGGACCATTACCTCGTCCTGCAAATCAGGCGATGATTGGTGACGAAAGAGGAACTGTATATGATATGAGTGCAATAAGAATTGGTGGTTTCGACGGACTTAATAATTAAAAAACAAAAAAAAATATAAAATGGCAGACATCAAAGCATTAGGAAGTGAAAAGTTAGACGGATTGGATAAAATTAAAAGAATCATGGAAATTGCTAAATACAATGATGTGGTTCCCCAATCAATTAACGAAACTTCTAAACAAGAGTATAGTGTAACATTTGCCGATGGTAATAGTTACGGAATTATCAAAGAAAGACAAGGTTATATTATCAAAAAAATAATTGAGGAAGGTGTGAATGATTACATCGAACCAATGCAAAACAGAAGATATTATTCAAGTTATTCTCAAGCTCTGAAGAAATTGAACTTGATGATTAAAGAAAATAATTCATTGGTTGGTAACGAGGATGGAGTTTCTCTATTTGGTGAACAAAAGAAATTTGTTTTGAAAACACCACAACCCGCAGCTCCTAAAGTTGAGCCAACAGCACCAACACTTCCTGAACCTGAACTACCAGCGGCAACTGAAATGCCAACAGACACCCCTGAAGGAGGAGAAGCATCAGAGATGCCACCAACAGAGGATATGCCGATGGATGATATGGCACCTGAAGCTGACATGGCAGCAGAACCATCAGATTCTGAACCAATTACATTTAAAGTAATCCAAAAGTTGACTGGGAAGTTGACACAAAAGATAAGACAATTTGCATCTGAAAATGAAATGTCTTCTGAAGACGTTAAGTATGTAATCAATATGGTTTTGTCATCTGTGGATTTAACCTCTTTGTCCACCGAAGACAAAGACGAAATCATGAATAAGTTTGAATCAGATGAGGCTGATGCAGTGATTGATGGTGGTGATGATAAAGACGGTACAGATATTACTGACGATACTGAAGTGGAGGATATTCAAAATTACATGGACATTGAGAACGACGCTGATATGGTTGATGCTGGAGCAAAAGTTGAAGCGGCAGAACAGTGGCAAGCGGCAATTGCACCAGCAATTGAAAACATGGCTGTTTCATACATGACAGATAAAGCTATGGACAAAGTTTCAGACATGTTCCAAAGTCCTACAGAGGGAGAAGTGGGAGAAAATAAAACTGAAAAAAGTTTATTGGATCATCTATTCTATGAATCAAAAGTTGACAAGGTTTTATCAAAATATTTTGAGGTGAGTGATAATGAGAAGAAGATTATGGAAGCTAAAAAGAAGGGTATCGTTAAATCAACGATGAATTCTGTGAGAAAATTATCTGAGTCTGTGGAACAAGAATTGGCGGCTGAGAAGTTTTTGGAAGAAAACTCAGGATTTGAATTTGTTGGAAAAACAAATAAGAAAAATCTTGTGTTTGAAAGAAATAATAAACAAACAAAAATTTCACCTGAAGGAATTATAGTATGAGTTATCTAATCTATGTTAATGGGCTTGGTCCTAATTTTAGAGGTGATAATTTATATGAATTTATATTTTCAGATGAAACTGAAGTTTGGGGTGAAAATTGGGATAGTAAACCATCAAATGGATATCCACAACCACCTGATCTGAAACATGTAAAAAAAATAGGAGTTCTGAAAAATACCGATATCAAATTGGAGCTAATTCAGAACTCTGATTATTTTAGTATGATAGATGCGGTCGACGGTGTGATCGCACTGGCTTGGGAATCGGACGAAACGGATAATAGAATGGTTTTCAAATTTGGACAAACCGAAACAGAAATCAGTGACATTCTTTATTCTAAAGATCTAATCCTAAAAATTGAGAAAAAAGAAGTTTATGAAAATTAATAAAAAAGCTTTGAGACTAGTAGAAATAGGGTTGAAACCTGACACAGTTGCAAGAATGTCAGATTCTCAGATATCGGTGTTACATAACAAATTAATTGGAGAACAAACTAATAGGGGTTCTATTAATGTGAAGTCAACATTACCCAACGCGGTCGATACAGCTAAAAAACTTGCCGCACAAGGAATTTCTGTTAACATGACAGAAAAAGAAATGACTGAACAACCAGATACTGAGGTATCTTCAATGGATAAGACGGCAGGAGGGACAACTCAAGATCCTCACCAAGTTCCAGCACCTGATGGTATGGGTGACTTAGGTGACAAACTAATTGACAAAGAAACAGAAGTTACGGAAGAAAAAGGAAGTAAGTCCAATCCTTGGGCAATTTGTACAGCACAAATGGGTAAAGATTTCGGAACATCTGAAAGAAGTGAGTGGAGTAAGACACAAATGAAAAAATATGAGAGATGTGTTAAGGACGTGAAAAAATCTTTGAAAGAAGGTAAAAATCCTTTATCTTTATTCATTGAAAATAAGCTCATGGAACTTGTAGCAAAGCATATCCCACCAATGATGACTAAGAGAGAACTTATCAAACACCTTTCAGAAAATAGTCCTGGTGTAGCTCCTTCTAAGCCAAAAACTTCACCAGATACAAAACCTGGAAAACCTAAAGAAAGACCTCAAAAACCAAAAAATCCACTCTGGAATCCTAATCCAGGTGAAAAACCGGCACCAAAGGCGAAGAGAGAGGAGGCTAAAAAAAAGATGATTGATGTAATTGGTGATATTTTAAAAAAGTAATCATGGCAGAGAAATTAGAACAAATAGACTACGGTGGAAGACCTGAACGTATGGACCCTAAACTTGAAAAAAAGTTGAAGGACCCTGAAGGACTTTATTCTAAAAACCCTGCAATGAAAAAGGGTACCAAAGATGTTCAAAGATTGGTCAGCTCTCGTTTCAATAAAGTTGCTGAAAAATTGAGAAGTGTTACTGGTCTTGATAGTCTTAATGCAAACCAAGTTCAAAGATTCTATATGCAGATGATGAGTAACATTCCTGTGATTATGAATATTGAATCAAATAACAGGGAGGCTCTTCAAAATTTGGCAGTAAAGGCTTCTTTGGACGAGACAGAAGTACCTGAAAATTGGGTTAAGATTATTCCTGAATTAGGGTCGCCAATTGATACTTCAAATTTCAGATATGAGCCAGAAGATACTGAAGAAGAGGGTGATGAAGAAGAAAAACTACCAAAGATGGGTTTTGACTCGTCTTTCGAAATTGATGATCTCACCGATGAAGAACAATTAGAATTAGAAAAACACAAGAGAAATATTATAAATGCGATTATGCAGGGTGCCGCGAAAAAGGGACATTATCTTTTTCAAAAACCATCTGTCAAAAGAGAGCTTGATCGTATTAGTCCACAACTTTTCCCCCTATATCTTGCTATCATGGCTGTGAATGATTACATGTATTTCACAGCAGAGGATATGATTGAAATGATGAGCGGATCCGGCCAAGGAGTTGCTGGTAAAGTTGAATTGGATCCTGAGGACGGAGAAGAAGGAGGAGAAGACGGAGGTGGAGAAGACGAAAACGAATCAAATACTGTTATTAAGGCTCAAGGTCTTATCTTTCCTATCCTCTGTCATGAAATTATAAAAGGAATCGAGGAATCAAAGGCAAGACATGGGTTACCTAAAGATCCATCGATGAGAGAGAAAGTTCAAAAACAAGTTGACCTACTTTCAAACGAACCGATGCAACTCAGAATCGGACCCGAGATTTATGAAAAAATCAGATTAGCTCTCCCAGATGAAATGTATGATGATGAAAATCGCGGTCTCATAAACTGGTTTCAGATATTACTATATCAAATTCCTGCCGATGACTTTCTTAAAATTATTGGTAATGCTATTTCCGAGGATGATACCATCGTAAAGAAGGCTACTTCTAAGTTTGACGAAATCATGAGAGAAGCAAAAAAGATGAAACAAGAATTTGATGACTACAGAGAAGATAATGGTAGTGATGACGAAGATGACGATCTCGATGATTTTCTTAGTGGTTTAGGCATATCAAGACCTAAGTAACCAAATCTACCTTGTGACCAAAGAACAGTTAATTATAGAGGTTACGAAGTGCATGAAAAACACTCCGTACGCTATGAGAACATATCTTCAAACCTTTGACAACACTGTCAAAAAATTCGTTCCGTTAGACCTATTTCCCGATCAACTCAAATTAGTTGAAGACTATGACGAGTTCAATGAAAATATTGCATTGAAGTATCGTCAGGCTGGTGTTTCCACAGTAACAGCTGCTTGGTCTTCAAAAAGGTTAGCTTTCGGTAAGAAAAATAACCCTGAAAAAATTTTGATAATTGCAAATAAACTTGACACTGCAGTTGAGTTTGCAAATAAAGTAAGATCCTTCACTGAACAATGGCCTTCTTGGGTGGGTGTTGGATTCTCGGATGAGAAAAACTCACAAAGACACTTCAGGTTGACTAACGGATGTGAAGTAAAAGCCGTCGCAACTTCAAAAGATGCCTTACGTGGATATACACCTACAATATTAATTTTCGACGAAGCGGCATACATTGAGGCCGATGATGATTTTTGGGCGGCTTGTATGGCCTCTTTATCTACGGGTGGTAAGGTTATCGTAATTTCAACTCCAAATGGTTATGATCCAATATATTATGAGATCTACGAACAAGCACTAAGAAATATGAATACCTTCAAAATTTCTGAAATGTTTTGGTTCAAGGATCCAAGATATAATAAGGATTTGTACATGGTGAAAGTTGAAGATTTAACCGATTATCTTCTCAACAGAGAAAACTACAAAAATATCGAAATCATTGACTTAAAAATGGATAATCCCTACGAAAGAGACTATGGGGTTGTGACTGACTATATTAAACAAGGGTTCAAACCTTGTTCCTCTTGGTTTGAAGGTATGGTAAAAAAACTCAAGTACGATAAGAGGAAGGTTGCTCAGGAACTTGAGTGTAATTTCTTGGGATCTGGGGATAATGTTTTCGATTCAAATTTATTGACCAAAATAAAAGATAATGATGTAAGAGATCCCGAAGGTCAAATGATGGGTGGTGCTTTGTGGATATGGAAAGAACCTGCAATGACCCACAGATATATTATGGGTGTTGACGTATCAAGAGGTGACTCTGAAGATTTTTCATGCATTGAAGTTATAGATTTCGATGAAAGAGAACAAGTCTTTGAATACGTTGGAAAAATTCCTCCTGATGTATTGGCAGAAATAGCATTCAAGTGGGGTAAGCTTTATAATGCTTTGATTGTTACCGATCTGACTGGTGGTATGGGTGTTGCAACCGCAAGAAAATTACAAGAATTGGGATACAAAAACTTATATGTTGAAGGAGTAAATGATAGGAATAGATTCAAGTGGGATCCTAAAAGGGAAGAAAAAATACCTGGAATAAACTTCAATTCCAAAAGGGTACAAATTATCGCTTCTTTGGAGGAAGCGATCCGTCATGGATTCAAAGTAAAATCCCAAAGATTGTTAAATGAAATGGGTAAATTCATATATGTTAATGGTAGACCCGATCATCAAAAAGGGCATCATGATGATACAATTATGGCGATAGCAATGGCTATTTACGTCGGTGATACCGCATTCCAAAGCCTTCAAAAAGTTGTAAGTCAGACTAAAGTTATGTTGGACGCTTGGCAAACAAATGTAAATGAAAATGCGGTAAAGTCAGACTTTTTTAACCCGATGGTTCCATCAGTTGGAACCAATGCGAGAGTAGGATGGATGAACGACCCAACCAAGGAAGACTACCAAAAATACTCTTGGTTATTCAAGGGACGATAACTATTTATATTATCAAGGTATTAAGTAAAATTGTAAAATGAACAATAAAAACCTAACGGTTTGGCAACGTCTATCCGCGGCTTTCGGACCAAATTCCTTATTAAATCAAGATTATCCAACATTTCAATTTGATAAGGAAGTTCTATTGAAAACTCAGGATAAGGCTGAATTTGAAAAAGAAAAACTTCAAGCTCAGCAAACCTTCTATTTGTCAAACCAATGGGCAAAGATTGAAAACAATCTTTATTCTCAGGCGGTATATTACGAACCAACTCGACTTGCTTCGACCTACGACTATGAATCGATGGAATATACCCCTGAAATATCTGCGGCACTTGATATCTACGCTGAGGAATCCACTACAACGAATGAGGATGGATTTATTCTTCAGATTTATTCCGAATCGAAAAGAATCAAAGGCGTTTTAGCCGATCTTTTCAACAACAACTTGGATATCAACACAAACCTACCCATGTGGACAAGGAACACTTGTAAGTATGGTGATAATTTTATTTATCTGAAACTAGACCCTGAAAAAGGAGTGGTTGGTTGTCAACAATTACCTAACATTGAAATCGAAAGAGTTGAAGCGGGTATGCACGAAAAACGTGCACAATCATTGGAAGACCCTACAGCACAAAGAGCTTTACACTTCAAATGGAAAAATAAAAATATGGAGTTTCAGTCATGGGAAATTGCTCACTTCAGATTATTGGGCGACGATAGGAAACTTCCCTATGGTACTTCCATGTTGGAGAAAGCCAGAAGAATTTGGAAACAATTGCTCTTATCTGAAGATGCGATGTTAATTTATCGTACATCAAGAGCACCTGAAAGAAGAATTTTCAAAGTATTTGTTGGTAATATGAACGATGAAGATGTTGAGGCATACGTACAACGTGTGGCTAATAAATTCAAACGTAGTCAGGTTACAGATCAGAAAACAGGTAACGTTGACTTGAGATTCAATCAAATGGCGGTTGACCAAGACTACTTCGTACCCGTTCGTGATCCAGCTCAACCAAGCCCGATTGAGACGTTACCAGGTGCAACAAACTTATCAGAGATAGCCGATA